CTTTGAGCAGTCATATCCAACTCCTGTAATTGAACAAAAAATCCTTGAGGGCATTTCTTTGGATCTTGGAGTCGAAGATCGTGACTTCTGCAAACGTCTTGTGGATTGGGCAGACATTATCCGTAAAACTTTCTATGATGGTGGTATTGATGAAATCATCAGTACCCGTCGTTTGGTTCATATCATTCGTGCCTTCAGTATCTTTAAAGATAAGGCAAAATCAATCCAAGTTTGTGTAAGTCGGTTTGATGATGAGACCAAACAATCATTTTTGGAACTTTATGACAAAGTGGATGCTGATGTAGATCTTGACAAATTGGAGAATGTGATGTATGATTAATTCCTGGAGCCTACTTTATGATGAACTTTATGGAGATGATGAAATGAGTGAAAATAAGAATGATTGGGGTGGAGAAGATAAAATTGAAAATAGTATTAGTTCTTGCGATGATTCTATTAACTTTAAATGGAAGTATAATGAGGAATTAATTGCGAAAGAACTCCTTGAATATATTCGAGGAACTTATAATCAGCACTATTCTGCTGGTGATTATAAAATTCAAACACTTGATTTGATTGAGGCATGTGGTGATGGTGAATCATTCTGTCGCAGTAATATTCTCAAGTATGCATCACGATATGATAAGAAAGGCACTGCTCGTCGAGACATCCTTAAGATTCTACACTATACTGTTCTTTTGATGCATTTTAATGACAAGAACGCTAATTGTGAAATTTATCCTCAATAATAATGAAACTCAAAGAACAAAAAATGAAACTGTCTGACAACACACTTGCTATCCTCAAGAATTTTGCGGGTATTAATAATTCAATTCTTGTGAAGCAAGGTAACAAACTTCGCACTATCTCTGTAGCAAAGAACATTCTTGCCGAAGCAGAAATTAAAGAAGATTTCCCTCGTGATTTTGCGATTTATGATCTTAACCAGTTCTTGAACGGTTTGAGTCTCCATCAAGATCTTGATCTTGATTTCAATCAAGATAGTTATTTAAGTATTAAAGAAGGCAAATGTCGTGTGAAGTATTTCTTTGCAGATCCCAATGTAATCATTGCTCCTCCAGAGAAAGAAATTAATTTGCCATCTGAAGATGTATGTTTCCAGATGGATAATGTAACACTTGAAAAATTAACGAAAGCAGCAGCAGTATATCAACTTCCCGATATGTCTGCCATTGGTGAGAATGGTGTCATCAAATTGGTAGTTCGTGATAAGAAAAATGATACTTCCAATGAATATGCCATCGTCGTCGGTGATACTGATGGGGAATTTAGTTTCAACTTTAAAGTAGAAAACATTAAGATTATTCCTGGTGCTTATAATGTTATAGTGTCTTCTAAACTTTTATCGCAATTTACAAATACACAACATAATCTTAAGTATTATATTGCTCTGGAACCTGATTCCACTTTTGGATGAAAACATTTACTGCAATGAGAGTTGTGGGTAGTATTATGGTCATTGCTGCCTATTTTATAGTTTTGCATGTTAATTTGACTATTGGAGTTATAATGCATGTTATTGCAGATACTATATCAATTCCTTTTTTTGTAAAAACAAAATCGTGGGATATTGTGATTATGCTAGGATTTCTCCTATCAATTGGATTTAGTAAACTTTTATTATAAGATGAAAAGTATCAAATTTGGTGAGATTTAATTATGAGTGATTTTATTTGGTGTGAAAAATACAGACCAAAGACAATTGAAGAATGTATTCTCCCGGAGAGTACAAAGAATACATTTCAATCTTTCTTAGATAAGGGTGAGATTCCTAATATGTTACTTGCCGGTCCTCCAGGCATCGGTAAAACAACAGTGGCAAAGGCACTATGTAAAGAACTTGGAGTGGATGTATATGTCATTAACGGATCCGATGAGGGACGATTCCTTGATACCGTCAGAAATAATGCGAAAAACTTTGCTTCGACCGTATCGCTTACGTCAGATTCTAAACACAAAGTCATTATCATTGACGAAGCTGACAACACATCCAATGATGTACAACTCCTCTTACGGGCGTTTATTGAGGAGTTCGCTGGCAATTGTAGATTCATCTTTACCTGTAACTACAAAAACAAAATCCTTGAACCCCTCCATTCCCGATGTGCCGTCATTGAGTTTGGAATCAAAGGAAAAGAAAGGCAAGGAATTGCAGCATCCTTCTTCAAACGTCTTCAACAAATCTTGGATACAGAAGGTGTTGAATATGATAACAAGGTTCTGGTAGAACTTGTTAACAAGCACTTTCCTGATTGGAGACGTGTTCTTAATGAATGTCAAAGATATTCCGTAAGTGGAAAAATCGACTCTGGTATTCTTGCTACTTTTTCTGATGTTGCCGTTAATGAACTCGTTAAGAACCTTAAAGAGAAGAACTTCCCGGAAGTTCGGAAGTGGGTGGTTTCTAACATGGACAATGATACTACTGTATTGTTGCGTCGTATTTACGATGCTTGTTATGTTTCCCTTGAAAACAATAGCATTCCTGCTGCTGTGCTCGTGCTTGCTAAGTATCAGTATCAATCTGCATTCGTTGCGGACCAGGAGATAAATATGCTTGCTTGTTTAACCGAAATTATGGTGGAGTGTGAATTTAAATGAACGAAATTACTAGACAAATATCCCCTCTTCCCTTTGATCCAAAATCACAGGTTAGAGATTCAATGGTGATAAAACTGACACCTGCAATGGCAAGGTATATTCTTGAACACCACAACAAAGACAACCGAAAAATATGCCCCTCTCAAGTAAATAAAATTGCACAATCTGTTGCTACTTTTGGATGGTTGTTTACTGGTGATGCTGTTATTTTTAATACAAACGGTGACATCAATGAAAGTCAACATAGATTAACTTTTATTGCTAGTCAAGATGCTGGTGAGTATGAAACATCAGTTACTCTCGGAGCACAACCAGATTCTTTTTCTAACGCTGCTATTGCTAAACCTCGTCGTGCTCATGATGAAATTTATAGAAAGGACAATACAGCACAGGCATCTCAAACTGCTATTCTTGGAGATCTATTGATTCGTAAGGGAGGAAAACCAAAACTAACAATCAACAATGCTATTAAACAATGGTTTGATTGGAAGGATGATATTAAAAAAGCAGAGAAAATTTGCAATTCATTTTTAACTGATACTGAGGATTTTTCTACGCAAAAGAAAACCATTGGTGCTTTCGTAACTCTTTGTGTCAATGCTAAACTTGGTGATGAAGCAGAGGCATTTTTGGATTTGCTTAAAGCAGAACTCTTAGGAGATTCTACCTGTCGATTGACTTCTGATTTTGTTGAGTATTGGAAAGAACACACATGGAATGAAAGTAATGAGGGTAAACTTAAAGTCCTTTATATGTTACTTTGTGTTTCTATGGACAGATTGCAAAAGAAATCCGATGGATCAATTGCTTTTAATGTTACTCCCAGTAAGTTGAATCCAAAAACTCTTATTGGTTGTTATCGTAAATTTCTTTCTTAATGGAGTGTGAATTCAAATGAGTTATTACGTTTATCTATATCTTGATGAAGATGCAACACCATATTATGTGGGTAAAGGAACTAATAGTAGATGCACTGATTGTCATGGAGATATTCCTATTCCACCAGACAATAGAATTACTAAAATACTAGAAGGTATTGAAGAAAAAGATGCTCTGCAAAAAGAGGCAGAATTAATTACTAAATTCAAACGAATTGAAGATGGTGGGACACTTATGAATAAAGTTGTTCCTACAGGTAAGTCAAGAACTCGTCCTGGTGCATATGCTGCTAATATGAATCCCAAAACTCTTGATGATTACAGAGATTTGTGTAAATCTAAAGGTCTTCAATACACAAAGGTTATTGAAAGATTTGCAGAGCATTTTGTTAAGGTTGAAGGTAATGTTGACTTTCTGACTAATAGAGAGTCACTTACTGATAGGATTGAAAAACTTGAAAAATCTGTTTTTGGTGGAGTGTGAATTCAAATGACAAGTATTCCAACTAAAATGGGTATGGCCCTTCTCATGGTCTATTGGTTGACTATGGCTGGTATGGTTGCCAATGCATATTTTCATTATAACTATAACGTATGGAGTGTGAATTTAAATGATTGATGTAAAACTGCTACGAATTGTGACTGGTGAAGAAGTTATCGCAGAACTTCTATCTGAAACAGAAGAAACTGTTACAGTCCAAAATGGTCTTGTAGTTCTTCCAAC